ATAAGTTTAAGGTACTTTTTTGGATTCCGCCCCCAAATAATCCCTGGGGTATAGAAATTATATTTAATTCTTTATATAAACGAGTTTCCTGATCTTCATACTCTAATCCCCCTATATTATTACCAAAATCTTTATTATAATAAAATTTATCTAATTGAAAATATTTTTTGGTTTCATTGGGGTCATTTAAAGAAAATAAATCTTTACTTTCTGAACTAAAACGTGCACTAAAAAAATCTATACCTAACGAGCTAGTATTATTAGCCGTTATGTTGTATTGTTTATGAGCCTCAAATGGAGTTCGGCTCACATCTGAAGCTTTTAGCTTCTTGTATACAAACATTAATAATCAAGTTTAACTTTAATTAGTGCTTCTTTAGTAAAGTCCTTAGTTATAGGTTGACTTAATTTTGCTACCGCAAGCAATTCATTAGCATCATTATATAACCCTATTGTAGTAATATATGACTTAGGAGCATCAATCATAGAATCAAAGTTTAAATTACCATTATTATCTATGAAAGTAGGATTTGTAGAATAGTTAAATTCTTTATTACGTGCCCTTATAAAATAGAATTGAGATGAGATAGTTTCTTCTGAATCTACTATAAAATAACCCGATGAAGAAACAGCATTAAACAGTTTTTCATTATTCTTATCTGAAGTATTAGCATTAGTAGTTGTACCTAAATTTAAACCCTTATCAGCAGTAGCGGCATCTAAGGCATCTGGATTTAAGATAATTACACCAGCATCTGGGTAAAATAATCCATAGCTACCTGAATCTGTTACTCTTGTTAGATTTGTTCCTAACATGGTTCCATTAGATCCAGAAACTATATTATATTGTCTCCCTAAATTCGTTAATACTGCGCTACCTGTAGTAGTAACTGAATCGTCGGTTAAAAATAATTCAGCAGATCCTTTTTTAAGTTTAAAATTTAAAGAACCCGGTTTTAGGGATTGTTTATATCTAGCTCGTTCTACATTTAAAACATAAATATCATCTGGTGTGTGGTTATCAAAACTAAAATTACGAGTTTCAGTACCAAATACTAATGATCTATATTGCCCATATATATCTCTTGTAGCACTTAAACCAAAAGATCCTGTTTCATTAGTAAAATCTAATGAACCACTTCCCTTTTTATGACCATATGATATTGAATATTGAACTTCGGGGGTAATAGAAGTAGAATCAGTAGCAACATTAAATACGTCAATATAAAATTGGCCGCTAGAAGTAGCACTAGTAAATACTGCTTGGGTACTTGAAGTATGAGCAGTGGTTAAATTATTAACATTATTACTCCAAGTTGAAGTAGAGACCTTTTCAGTGTTAATTACTATATCGTCGGATGTTAAACGTACAAATGTTGACATGATTAATTTTTTATTTTACAGTTCCTGATACATTTTGATCAGCAGTTATTGCTATAACTTCTTTACTAATTTCTACAGGGATCGTAACTCTAGCTCCGCTATCCCTACCTTCTATAATAATAGAGGTTAATAGTTTATTAGAAGTACCAAATAGTGTTTGGGAATTAATAGCAGTAAGAGTAAAAGACTGACCTACTACTGATTCTGCTATAGGGGTATTTGAATAAGGACGTCTTCTAGACACGCGTGCTCCTTTTGCAGCGGTTCCTGTGAATGTTTGGAGTAAACGGCGATCTCCTATAGTAGCTATATATCCTCCTGGTTCTTTTAAATTACTAGTACCATTAAAATTAAGGGTAGTAGGATTAACATTTGTAGTAGATCCTAAAGAAAGAGTAATTTTAGATGTATTAGCGGTTACTACGGGCATCTTGGAGGTTCCTCTAGGAAGAGTAACTAATTTAGATTTCATAATATAACGATCATCAGGGATAGCTTCTAATATACTCATATTTTCAATAGCTTCCCCCGAGTATTGTGATCCGTTAGGGTGATTTTCATTAAATAATGTGTAATCTATTTCATCATCCCCTAAAGCAAATTGGGTTATATTGAAAGATCCATCCTGTTTTGATAAGGCTTCTCTTCCTTTTTTAGTTAAAATAGCATCTACTATTATTGTATTATTATTTAAATATCCCATAGTTATTTTATTTGTTTATAAATATATATCTTTTATACTTATCTTAACTTCCTCTAAACCCAAAAAATCTTCCATCAAATGGATTAAAATCATCATTTCTATTAAAACCCCCTTCAACATCAAAACCTAATTTATCTTTTAAAATTTTATTAATTTGGGGTCTTAGTCTGGGGTCAAAATTTTCAGGTATAATTATAAACCCTTCATCTCCAATACCATTTGGTAAATCTTCTTCTTTTATCATATCAACTAATAATGATGGTATTGGATTTAGTTTATAGATATTTACATTACCCGGTGTTGCATTTGGGTCATTAAATGAATAAAAATGAAAACTACCTATAGCATTTGGATTAGTAAATTGGGGGATATTTTTAAATCTCCCCGAAAATTCAGCATTAGTAGATCCCGTAGTAGTTGAGTTAAAATCGATTTCAAAGGTGTTTACTTGCTTTAATCCTTCTGAAAAAGTATTAAATTTATATGGGTTGGAAGAAATAAATTCCATATAAAATTTATTTGAAGAAGGAGACTTAAGATGCTCACTTTTAGCAGTATCAAAAAATGTATTAAATTTTTCAATAACTGTTGGCCCTGAAATTACATTTGTTCCACTACCATTAACATCAGAATAATATTTACTTTGATTATTATCAAAAACTGTAATAGTAGTGTTAGATAGTGAAGTATTAGAAATTTGAATAGAAAAAACTACAGCGGGAAGAATAGTGCCATCATTATTAGTAGTAGAAGTATCTGAGCCAAAGGTAAATATATCACTAACTGCTGATCCGCTTACTTGGATTACTCTAGAAAGTAAACCTTCATTAAAGTCTACGTTATATGTGTTTTTTAATTTATGTTCTACACCTTTATCTAAAACCATAATAGATGCTTGGGATCCCACAGAAAAATCTTCTCTAAATGATCTTTCAAATCCTTTTCTAGAATTAACATCATTAAAATTTACTCCAACTCTACTTACAGTATCATCTGAGTTTATAGTATAATAACCTTCAACATTGATAAAAGATTTTTTACTAAAACCTGGGTTAGGATTATCAAATGTAGGATTAGTATCATGTCCTATAATTCTATTCCCAACATAAAGATTTCTACTATATTTTTCAATTACAGGAGTTTTACCGTAGGTGGCATCACCCGCAGTAAAAGTATTTATTTTAGTGGCTTCCAATTGGTGACCATCATATCTACTTCCTTTCCAAGCTTTAGTTTCAAAAACAGCATCATTTAGTTCTACAGAAAATTCTTTATTTCCTAATAATTTAGCACCAAATGAAGGGGGCTTTTGTACAGGAGCAGCAGGGGTCCCTTGTGGGATCATTGAACTTAAAGTACCTTGTGTATTATCTTGTGGCATTATATATTTATTTTTTAATCACCTGAGGGTGCACTATCCGAATCCGCAGATGTTGTAGGACCTTGATAAAAATTATTAGATACTGCTCCTGAAGATCTATTAGAATCTATATTAAAATCCGCTCCTGCAAATGTTGAATTCTGGGTTGTATCATTTATAGCATTATCTTCTGTTGGGTGGTTATATTTAGAAGTTATTTTATAATATTTGTTGCTATACCCACCATATATGAAATTATTTTCAATATTCCCCGCAGATCCATCAAAAGTATTAATAACATTAATATCTGTTTCATTTAAAATAAAATTAGCAGAAATTGATCCAGTTCCACAATAGTTGGCATTATTGATTTCTACATTAGAAAAATCTGTATTAGCATATGGAAATTTATCCCTCTGTAAATAGTGGGGTTCTATTACTAAACCAGTTTTTAGATTAGCTTTAGCGGGAGTAAATTCTTCAATAATCTTAAATATAGTATGATCGAAATATTGAATGGTTTTAATATAATCAAAGAAATTATATCTACGATCTACCTTATTAGCATATATATCTCTTAATGATTTTAAATCAGGATAACTACCACTAGATAAATGTCTAGGATTACCTATATAATCGTCCATTCTAAATCCTCCTAGGGTATATATTATGTCTTCATTAATTTCAAATGTAGGTGAAAAAAATACTCCTAAAGTAGAATAATCAGGGGGTTGGCGGTCTAAAGAAGATTCTTCACTTTTAATAAAAGGTGATAATATATTATCATTAATAGTACCATTATCATATCTAACTTTTTCAGATGCCATGCTTACTCCTACAGTATCAGGTGTATTTAAGTGGTGGGTATACTGAATATTACCATAACTAGTTCTAACTAAGTCACCATTTAAAGTAAGTCTTCCTGAATTATTATTTTTAGTAGAATAATCTTCAAAATGATATCCATCAGATAAGGATTCTGTTTTAAGGTTAGCCCCTAGGGGTGAATAGTATAATAGATCATTAAAATATGATGAAGTATTATTACCAGCTATTATGTTAGGATCTTTAGTATGTATATCTTTTACAGATTGAAATAGTGAACTTGTATATGTTTTAAAATTATGAATATAAAAGTTATTTTTAACACCATAAGTTCCTATATTAAAATTATCTCCACTATATGAGGATGTAAATGATATGTTATGGATATTATTATCTAAATAAGTAGAGGCTGTTATGGATAGTTCAGTAGATGAATTTATATCTACATAAAATGTAAGGGGCCTTCCACTATAGACAGGAAAATTCGAACTGGTTCCAAAAGATCCTGAAAAATACCCGCCTTTAGAATTAATTGAACTTGATATAATAGAAGTTATAGCTGTAGAAGAACTTAATATAGGATTAATTCTGTTTATTTTATTAGGTATAATAGTAAATTCAAAATGTTTTTTTCCGTTTCCTGATGTAGGGGAAGTAATAACATTTAAACTAGTTGCCGTTGCATTATTAAAATAAAGGGCCTTAGTAGTTTTTTCATAACTAAATGTTCTAAATGTAGATTTATCGGCTACGGGCCCCCCATATTCTTTAACGTGAAGGATGGTTTCGGGTATGCCATAACAAGCAAGTAAAGCTTTAATACCACGTTCAGTACCTTTTGTTTTTAAAAGATAAGGAGTATTATGATATAATCTTTTCCATATTTCTTTGGTAATATCTTCTTTAGGGATTGAACCATCATTAGAGGCACTTACCATACTTTGTGATGTGGGTGCTTGATATTGAAAATTACCATTAATATCCCCCCCTATAAGGTATTCAAATAAACTTGAATTTTCGAATTGGTCAAAAGCAGGGATACCACGTTCTTTTAAAGCATTAAATACTAATTCTTTAGAAATACCCCTATTAAGGGAATTATCAGCTATGTTTTTATCAGTAATATTTTCAATATATAACCATATATTATCAAAATGTTGACCTACCATATCAACAAAAGTAATAAATTCACTGTTTTGATCGTTATCAAGGATATATTGTGGGATAGTATTTCTTAGTATATAAAGATTTTGGTCATCAAATTGGGAAGCACTTAATATTTGACCTCCATAATTGGAATCTGTGGGGGTTTTACTACCAAACCAAGTTAGTGCTTCTGAAGAAGTAGTTGGTCTATTAGTATAAGGTTTACTAGAGTTGGATTTAGGCCACGCATAGGTTCCACTTTCAAAATATAAAAACTTTTCATAACCATTAAAGTTTTGTATAATTTTATTAGCTAAATTTAAATTATTTTGTCTTTCTATAGTTAATGTAGGGTTAGAGTTATAATTACTAATAGTTTCAATATAACTACTTTGAGAATTATAGGTTTCTATTAATTCTAATTTATAATTGAAATTTTTTATTTTTTCTTCTGCAGATCCAAAATGAGTAAAACTTTCAAATGTAAATCCGGAGTCAGTGTTGGAGTTATCATATTCCACCGATATAGGAATACTTTCAGATATTGAATTTATAACATTATTTAGGGATGATGTAATATTAGATCTAAGTATTTCATTATAGGATTTATATTTAGAAGGAATACTAGAATTAAGACGAGTATCTATTCGTAAATTAGGACCTCTAAGTTCTGTAGTTTCTATTTCGATTTCGGGTATACCTAAGTCAACTATGTATTCTATAGGATTAGTTAATTCTTCTATTATTCTAAATTTTGATTTTAAATCAATAGAATTAGGAATGGGTTCATATAATTTAATTAAAAAACTAAAGTTAGGATTAGGTTCTGTTTCTAAATTAACTCCCGTTAGGATTATGTTTTCTCCAAAGTTAAGGGCAAAATCTTTAAAATGGGGGGTGTCAGCCCCCTGTGATTCTACTATTAATTCCTCTATACCTTTTATCAAAGGTGCAGAATTTATATTAGGGTTAAGTTTGGCTCTTATTTCTGTTCTACTGGGTGATATTTCATCTATAAAAAATATTCTATCGAAATTATTTTGAATTTTTTTTCTGTGAAAATTAACCTTAATTTTATATTGCCCACTATTTAATCCTAATTTTCTTAGAATATTATCAGGATTAAAAGTAATTTCATTAAAATACCCCTTATTGTCATCTATGACATCAGGAATTTCATATTCAGTAAAATCCTTTAATGTAATCAAATGTTGATCATCCATGCTATATACATGAATTTCAATATTGTCTTCTTCCCTACCGAATTTTCTTTTTAAAGATTTACCTTCTAAAAGTGCTAGATCTTCAGGTCTAATTTGTTCTAATATAGTTTTTTTGATATCCATTAAATGTCAATATCTGTAAATAAAGGTTCAGTACCATCAAAACCTGTAACTTGAGCTTTTCTAACAGTGCCATCTATTATAAAAATAATATCTTCAGCCTTTTTATTTGATACCCCTATAGATTCTAATGCCGCTGTTAACCCAGCACCACCAGCACCCGCAATTGCCGCAGCAGCTCCCGCTGTATAAGCGGCTCCTGCAGCTGCTGAGGCTCCTGCAGTAACTGCTGCAGCACTTCCCGCTAAAGCGGCGCCACCCGTTAATATAGTAGCGGCACCTACTGCAGTTATTGCTCCTATTACTGCTAAGGGTGATAATCCTCCTATTTCTTCAATAGTATCTGCTATCCATTCTTCTGCGGTTCTTAATGTAGATCCACCTCTATGCCTATTAGCTATATCTTGTAGGGCCTTATCTAGTTTATTCCAGTTTTTACGGGTAACATCATTTTCGGCCATAAATTTAGCATTAGCTCTTAGTGTACTATATTTTATAAGAGGGTTATTATAAGGATCAAGAGTACTAACTCCGCCACTTTCAGCTACTAACCATAAATTTCTATCCGTAGATAGGCTAGTATATGCTAATTGTACTTCATTTCTTCTTAAAGAAGTATTTTCAAGACTACCATCTAAATCATCAACTTCTTGTCTTAATTCTTTAATTCTATCTTCATTATTAGGATTTTTTTCAGAACGAAGAACTCGTATATTTTCGAGACGTTTTTCTATTTGTTCATCTATAAATTCAATTACACTATCTTTAGCATCTAAATCTCTAGCTAAAGATGATAGGTATTCATCTATATCTCCATAAGTTGTCCTAGCAAAATCTATATTTAAGATGGGGTCTGACCAATCTCTATTCCATATCTGGCGTTGTATTTCGGGATCTATAGTAGAGTTGGCTAAATTGAAATTACTATCATTTATAGGTACTCCATCTTCAATCCCATTTATTATAGAAGGAGGTAATTGAATACAAACTTCATTAAAAGGAGTACTAACATTACCACCATTTAATTGGATTAATACTTTTTCAGTATCTCCATCAAATATTTGGCGTTTTTTACCCCTTTCCATTATGTATTTTTCATCTGTAGAAGAATTTTTTATTAGTTTTCCATTTTCAAATAATGGGTGGCTTTCTTCTTCACTAACATCTTTAATTTTATTAAGTTCTTCTTGTAAAGAAGAAATTTGGTTTAATAAATCTTCTATTTCTTGGTCTTTAGGATCGATCCCCTGGTTTAAAATTTCATTAATTCTAGTAAAAATACTATTAAGACTTTGTTTCCCTTCAATAGGGATATCTAAAAATATTCTATCAAAGTCATTAAAAAATTTATCTAAAGATAAGGGTTCTTTACTATTTTTTAATTCAGAGAAAGAAGTATCTATTACTTGCTTATATTGCAAGTTATTATAAAGATCTTTAGATATTTCAATAGTTTGTTTATCCATTACCTAGTTACTTTAAAATAGTAATTATCATCATATATGGCAATACCATCATTGTTATCATGCCTTATAAGGATTTTATAATATCTTTCGGGTTGTAATCCGTTCATATATATTTTAAAATACATACCTTCAGAATCTGCGCTTAATTTTGTATAGTTAGTATCAAATGGTATAATTACTTCCTTAGAAGAGTAATCTTCTATACTATAATAAGAAGATGTAGTTAGGTAATTAATATCTAAGTAATTTGAAGATGTAGTAAAAGTTCTTGTAGGATATTGTTTTCTAGAACTAATTCTAAATGTTTTTTCTTCACTTTGTTTATATTCTTTCCTATTATTATTAATGTTTATTTGTAATTTACCACTATTTAATATTGTAGCCCCACTACTTGTTACATAACTTGAATCATCCCATTTAATAGCTAAAGCAGGTGAAAAAATAGTATTAGTATCTAATGAAAAATATTTTAAAGTACCTTGATCTGTAGAATTATTAAATATGTCGTTTTCTTTTTTTATAATATACCCGTTATTAGGAATTCCATTAGGGTAATTTGACGATAGGTGAGATGATGAATAATGTTTTAATACAGTATCTGTTATATTAACATTTATATCAAAATCATTTACTAAATTAAATGTTTGATTATATTCAAATCCACTTCCTATATACCATACACCTCCTCCTTTATCACTACCACTAAAACTACCTGTAGTTCCAGTATTAAAAGATGAAGTAGTCCAAGAGGTTTTATCTGTACCATTGTCACTATATAACCAAGAACACCCATTGCTAGTTATATTATTAAAGTTAGGGTTTTCATTATATCTGTTAGTGCCATTAGTCCATGATTGGGAAATAGCATATATTTCTAATGTTTGGGTTTGGGGTATATTTTTGCTAAATTCAGTAGAAAATATTTTTAAATCTGCTGAAATTGATCCGTTAGTTTTATTATTAATAACATCATTTATTTCAGAATCTTTAAATTGGACTAAAAATCTTGAAGGATAATATAGATTATTAGTAATCCCCTTTTCAGAAGTTAATTCTAAATTTTCTACAATACCTGTATTAAGGTCTTGTCTATTAGGATGTGAATATATTGTTGTATCCTTTTCAGGAAATAAAAAATAATATGCCATAATTAATAATTAGTTACTCTACCTTTTATATCAGAGTTAGGATATTTTAATTCAAAAATACTAGTATCAAGAGAGGGATATATAACATTATTTATAGTTGCTGAATCAAAGTCATATGAATACGGTGAATATCCTAAGGATATTCCTGCTTTATTATTAATACTAACATATTCTACGTTTTGAACACCAGGTACTTTACCTATAACATTATATACCTCATTAATAATAATAGGCTGATTAATTTGCCAGTTATCTATGTCAAAATAATTTTTAAGTGATTGTATACATTCTAAAATTACTTTATTATTATTAAAATCTTTAAAAGCAGTTATTTCAAAATCAACATTAAAATTAATTATAGCTGCATCCTTAATATTAATAGAATCTGTTAACATTCTATATTGTTCTAGATATGTTATTAAATTTTGTCTAGTAGCGGCATTAATAGTAGTAAGTTGTTTATTTTTATTTAATCCTAGCACAAATAAATTTAAACCATTAGGATTTTCTATACGGGCAGATGAATCAGCAGTAATTTGATCATCTTTAATAACATACGCCTTAGATATACTACCTAATCTTTGGGGCATACTTAAAGTTCTTATAATATAATCTTCTTTAGATACGGTTCTTAATTGGGCTGCCATATTAGCAGCAGCATTTAGTCTTATATCTTCTAAAGAATCACCAGGCCCACCCCCAGTAGCAGGGATAGGGTTATTAACTGCTATTGAACTTACTACATCATCTAATGTAGATTGGGTTAAATTTCCTTGATTAGAACTAGTATTAACTACACCTTTTCGAGTTATAATACCAGTGTCTATGTTAGATGAAATTCCACCACCTATTAAATAGGTTATAGTTAAGGTTGTGTTAGAAGGAGGCTCACCATAGGCTTTAGTATAAAGAAAATTAGAAGGATCATATGCAAAATCTATTAAAGATCTTCCATCTCTAACTCCTAAACCAATATTATCTGGGTTAGGAACTATTTCTTCATCAGCGTTTCCACTGATACCAGCACCAAATTGAATTTGTAATATATTGTTAGAAGTATATCTAGTTACAAATCTTTTAGGTACTTTTTTTAACCTTAATAGATAAGGAGTATCATTACCATATTGTTTTAAGTTAGGATTATTAGCTTCAATATTAGGTACCTGTTCGAATGTGGTTTCTTGTGCTAAATAAGGAACCTCAGTCCAATTATTACCATCACTATCAACTATGGATTCTATACCTATAATATTAGTATCATTTAATTCTAAGGTTAGGAATCTTTGTGCATTACCTATTTCAAAAGATTTGGTTTTTAATTCAGCCGAAATAGCTTTTACGGTTTTTTTAAGAAGATAATATTCTGGATTACTACCATTTAACTGGTGAATTGTAACTGAGGTGGGTGATAAAGAAGAACTAGTTTGAAAATTTACATCATCTTCTATTAAAAATGATGTACCATTCCCCCCTGCAGTAGTTAAAAAAGATGAATTTTTATTAATAGTTATAGCATAGTCATAATCTGGGGCATAAGGGGAATTACCCTTAGCAGGAATTTCTATAAATAAATCTAATTCAGTAGTAGAAGGGGATGATATATTAGGTTTATATCCTAAAGTATATGCTAATGCTAAAAGGTTAGTTTTTTCCTGAGCAGTTTCTATAAAGGTTTCCTGAATTTGAGTATCAGTATAAAAGGATAATACATCGCCCACGTAAGCTGCTAATTCTAAGAATATCATACCCGGGTTACTTTCCGAAAAATCATTAAATTGATCAGGAAAATAATTTTTACTAAACTCAATTAAATTTTGTTTTAATTGGTTGTAATTTTTATTAAGATATTTTATATCTTTTTGTGGGGTATTATTTATTTTAGAATAAGCCATTATAATTGTAGGGATATTTGATTAGTATCATTATCTAATAATATGGTATAACTTAAGTTAATTAATAAATTATTATTATCTTTAATAGGTGATACTTTTAGATTATTTAATCTTATTTGGGGTATATGTACCCCAATTTTTTGGTTAATATATTGTTTAAGCCTAGAAATTTTACTATTAAAATCATCAGTACTTTGTTCAAATAAATAATCTCTTAATCCTACACCATAAGTAGGTTCATGAAAACGTTCCCCGGGAGATGTTAAAAGTAAGTTAATTAAATTAGATTTAATTTGATCTTTAGTAGTATAATTAAAATCAAAAATATTTTTTTTATTAAATGGAACTTTTACCCCTAAAGCCTTACGTGTATTAAGGTCTAGGGGATCTATTCTATATCCTGTTTTTTTAATAATAGCCATTAGGGTCTATAGTCTTTTTTCTTTTCTATCGCGTCCATAACGGGTCTGTAATCTTTATTTATAAATTGAGTTACAGGATCATTAGCAGCCATTTTATCTTCCCAAGAAGGGGTAGTTGCAGTTTCTTGGAGTAAAGAGTCTAAAGTATTATCTCCTGTGTTAAAATTAGGAGGGGGAGCTACCTGTTCTCTTAATTTGTTTCTAAATTCTTCTACATTTCCCTTATTATTAATAGGTTTAGTAGGGGAAGATAAAAGTTCTTCTTTTAAAAAAGAAATTTCTCTACGTAAAGCAGAATCTATCTCTTCACGCACAACTGTTCTAATAAATTTTTCAAATTGTTTAGCTTTCATAATTATTAGTTTTTAATAAATATATTAATTTTTAGTTATTTGATATCCAGTGTTACCATTTTTACGAAGATATTCAATAAATTTAGGTTTTGAAGATATTTCTAAATTATCTATTACTCTTTCTATATCAAAATTAGAAATAATATTAAAAGTAGGTGTGCCATCAGAAGTAACAACAAGATTAGGATCATTATTTACATTAGATTGAGCTAATACTTGAAGAAGTAAAAGATCAATATCTCTACACCTTGCGGCCAAAATTACACCTAATTCTGATAATTTATTAGATACTGGTATTAAAATTTCATCTACTTCTTCAGCTACTACTATCAAAGGACCAGCAACACTATTAAATACTTTTTGTAGTGCTAGTATTTCTTCTAATTTGGCTAATACCCTATCAATAATTTCTTTTTGTTTTATTATAAGAGCACCTGAAACATTACCCCCGGCAACCGGAACTGATACTTGTAAAGCTATAATTCCTCTAGCTAACCTTACGATATTTCTAATAAAAGGGACTGTTTGGGATAATGTATTTATAAGTGAGTATAGGTTATTTAATCTAGTTCTAATTAGGTTAGTTGTATTTAATATATTTTGAACATCCCCTTGGTATTTAAATAGTTGTGATTCTAACTTATGACAGTCTCTTTTAATTTTTATAAATTTATTTTGGAGACTTAAAAGTTCAGCTTCGGTTTCAATGGTTGAAGATAATATAGCACCAACAACCCCCATTCTAGGGATATTTGTAGTAATTTGTCCATCAACAAAAGGTACTATTTCTGAAAAATAATAAGTTTTATTTCTAATCTCATTAGTTTTTCTAACCATAGACGATATAGTAGTTTTAAATGATTCAGTCATTTTATGTAAACATTATTACTTTTAATTGTCTTAATCCGTGCCTTTAAAGTATTTAATTCACTTATAAGAGGTGATATTAATGCCGGGTTTGAAGGGCTGGGAACTGTTGGTGCCCCAGGTACAGTAGTTAACCCATTTAATAATGGTAAAACTGCTGTGTATAGAGTATTAAGGTGGTTTAATAACCCTTCTAGTAAATCTTCTAATTCTTTGCCCTTTACTGCAGGGTTATTAGCTAATCCAGGATTACTGTCTTTTATAATACCTAAATGAATTTTAGCACTGTTTACTGCAAATTTACCATTATTAAGATCATCAGTATTAAAATGAAAATCCTTATTAGTACTAAAAACTACATGACCATTAGAAGTAAGCAAGGAATCCTCCCTACTATTAAATAATAACCTATCTGAAGTAATTATTACTTGTTTTCCTTGATATTGATTAGGAGATACCATTATACTATATTCCAATTAGGTTCATTAGGTCCAAATACATCGTTCCAATTATTCTTATCACTACCATAAGTATATGGTAATACAGCTGTTGGACCATTTTTAGCCTGACTTGGGGAATACTTGAAATGCCAAGATTCGGATGCTACAACTCTTATAAATCCATATTTCCATCCATTAAAACATAACCAATCAAATTTAGAATTATTTCCACCACCTGTTTGGAAATCTATTGCGGTAGAAGCTCCATGACCTGAGGTATACGAGGGTGCTGTTAAAGGAGAGAAGTGTGTTTTTTGGGGACTTAACGTATAAGTATCCCCTATATTATATGATATGTCATTAAGAGTAAAGGGAGATGTGACTGTTGTTCTATATAACCATGGTTCAGCTAATTTTCCTTTAAATTCATTTTTTAAATTTTGTACTCTCAAATCTTTTTGGCTTGTACCTACAATTTTCCCCTCTTTATCTATTATATTATTAATAGGAGGTCTAAATCCACTATTAACTGTAAGAGTAACCCCCTCTGTTTCAGCGGCTAATAACATTTCCATAAGGGGATTAATAAGTAAATCAGTAACAAATCTAAGACCATTTCTTTGAGTAAATCTTTGAGGTATAGCATATACTTCCCTTAATCCCCTAGAATTATCTTCATATAATCCCGGATATTTAGTTAATTCTTCTGGACCTGTATATTCTTCAGGAGAACCAATATCGTCCCTATCATTAGATTGGTCATCGGGTCCTGTTTCATTTTCAATAGAAGTTTCATTATACCCAATACTGTTAGTATTAGGAATTTCGCTTAACCCATATGATTTAATAGTATTATTTGCGCTTTCTAATTCATTAAAGTTAGCATTTAGGCTTTTAAAATTATTAGTAGATAAGGAAATATTAGATATATTTTGATTTGAGGTTAGATATATTGAACTTGCATCATTATTTATATCTTCTACAATTATATCACCATTATTAGTTTGACCATTAGATATAATAGTAATGGGTTCTCCTTCGCTATTATTTTCAGACCAAGCATTTTTTCCACGAGGATTAGATGATCCAAATCTAATACTATTACCAAATCGGCCTTCTAAAATCATATCTCCCTCAAAAGGAACCATATTTTTTGTATTAGATACTTTATCTTCGTTTATATATTGTCCTAAATCAATTTGTGTTTCTTCCTGCTGGATATTAATATTATTAATACTATTAATATATTGATTAACTTTTTTACCTTTAGTTTTAGTATCACTATCTAATGGTAAAGGATTATATCCACTACTATTCCAAATATTTACAGGGGGAAAATAATAATATTCTGCATTAGAAGTAAAGCCCTGGGTTTGTTCATAATGGTTTTTATTAGGAGCTAATATTAAACTTATAATTTCATTTTTTATAGGAAAATAAGAAAACGAATTAAAATAAGGTTTAGCTATATTAAGAGTTAATGGGTCTATTTCTTTTTTCCCTTCTTTTAATGCAAGAGACCCCCAAAAAACACATCCTATGTAAGACGAATCAAACCCATTTAATTTTTTAGAAAAAAATGGATGTTTATCATCTAATATAATATCAAAAACCCTTCCTATAAAAATAGAAGGAGTATTGGGAGAAGTAACAGTTCCATTAAAAGATTGTCCTTTAAGACTTTGTAGTTGGTTTCTTGCCATCGGTTGCTACTTCTTCTGCTATTTGTTGAAGTTGTTTAAGTTCTTCATCTGTTAGTAATGAATCACCCCCACTAGAACCATTATTGTTTTGCATTCTTTGAATGACCGCCATCATCTTTATAAGATGTTCATCATTTTTAACACTTACTTCTAAATATTCTTTAATAAGAGGAACTACTACTGGGGCATCTCCTATATTTTGTATTAAGGGTTTTAACTCAGCAATTAAAGAATTTATTTGTTTATCTTTTTTCTTACTATTATCGTATATTTCCTTAAATACATCAGATGATGTTTTTCCATTAAATAATAATATATCAAGTGGGTTACTCATAATAATAAATATATGAGTTATAGAACTATTGGTTTTCCAGATTCCCACTGCCCATAGGCCTTAATATAATATTTTTTAAGGATCTTAGTTACTTTAGTAATAGCAGGTGTATCACATCCCGTAATCTCACGAATATAGATATAAAGTGCTTTTTTATTAAATATTTCCAATGATTCTCTTTTTTTAAAAAGAGTTAAGACCGCATCAGCTACTTTTAAATCATCCTGTTTATTAAAAATAATATGTAATTTACGATCAACTTTATCTATAAAAAGGTCTAAAAATTCTACTTTTTCTTTTAGCCTTTCTTTATTTTCCATAGTATTTAATACACCGTTATCAGTATCAGCTTCTATTAAATCTACTTTAGCTTTCTTTTTAGCATAATTCTTATTATTATATAATATAAGATAATTTTTTCCTACTATACTAAAATAAGAAAAAGCTTTTCCTTTCCCAACTTTAAAATAATGTAATTTTTCTAACAGAAATGTTACAACTTCATGTTTTAAATCCTCTAAGTCTTCAACCTCAGTATAATAAAACTTAAAAGTATGAATAAGATTTTCAGCTAATTTATAAAAGGAATAATGGATCCTTGAATTGTAGATTTTATTTCTTTCACTTTGATCTTCACTAGCTAAATATTCTACAATTGCTAGTTCGGTATCCTCTGTAAAATACAGTCTTTTGCTTTTTTTTCGGGGCATGTAAGTTAGCGAAGGCGAAATTCATTTAGTGCCTCCTGTATCTTCCCAAGTTCGGTAAAAAACCAACCTACCTCATCATCAGCAATAAATGATCCTTTATCATCTATTTGCTTTAATCTTTTATCACAATAATCAATAGCTTCGCTTTGTTTTGATATAAAGTCCTCTAATATTTCGTTTTTCTTTACGAGATTACGAAGTGCAAAGCCAGCTACTATTAAAAGTGCTACTAATATTCCTATTATAATTTCCATTAGTCTGTGAAGAATGAATCAATAATTGATTTTGTTTTTTCGTTGAAATTGGGGTTATTTTCAGTGTTAATTGCTTTAGCTTTCCTTATACTTTTATCAGCTTTAGAAGCATTTGCAGGTTTAGACGGTTGTTGTATGACCGAATTTCCAGAACTCCACATCTGATATTCAATTTCTTGAGCTGTTTGAATAGCTTGATGAATTAATAATGGAAGGTGACTTCTAAATTTAGTTTCTTTCTGTCCACTGTAGAAATAAAACTTATTACTTTCATCAAATAAACCCTCTTGATTACGAATAGCTAGATATTCATTATGTGAAATTTTAATACCAGCATCCTGTAGTAAATACATAGTGCGGTCGTAAATTTTCATAGCTGGTACATTTTCATTGAACTTATATACCATACCTAAATTTTTAACATGCCAGTCAGAATCATTTTTAGTAAAATATTCATTATCCCAATCACCTAATTTACCTAATTGACAGAATAAAGATACAAAATTAAGTTCTTCTTCTGTGTAAGACTCATTAGCCTCATGAAACATATATAATTTATGTAGTTGGTTAGCTATTTTATTTACGCGTAAAACATGATCTAAATAACCACCAGGGAATGCGTTATTAAACCAATCCTTAGTAGACGCAGGAGCAAACATCATTCGTTCCTTTAGACAGTCAGTAAGGGTTTTTAATTTTTTAAGACGTTCGTCCTTAAAATTTGCTTCTAAAACCTTATTAAAAGATTCAAAATTAGCTTTAATTTGATCTGCTCCTATCATTCTAAGAATCCTACTTGTGGGTTATGATTTGAAGGTTGAATTGAAATTATATTTTGCAACTCTTCATATAATTCTTTTAAATCATTTTCCATAAAATGAAGTGCTTTTGCATTTTCTCCACGTTTTACTAAACTGTGTACACGAGCTAATCCTTGATCTAAACGGTCTAATGCCGTTTGTAATTGTTGTTTATAAGCCATATTAAATATTTTTAATGAATATACGAACCATTTTACCGTTTTCCAAATTTTTCATAATAAGAATTACACACTCTTAATCTTTCTTTGAAATGGGTTTTACTTTGTGCTTCAGGGTTATGGGCTAAAAAATCACTACTTAAAATATTGAGTGAATCAAGGAATTCTAATGTTTCACCAACATAGTGCAATTCCCTTCTATTTTCTAAGGGAATTGTGTTTTTTAAGTGAATTAATTTTTGCCTAATAGAATAACGCCACACATCGAACTGTGCGTCTGTATCTATACTATCGAAAAAACTATTTAATGACATAATATGCGACTGTGCTATCCGTTGCGACCCTTACCCTTACCCCCTACAGTAAGGGAAGATACATAAAAAAAGATGAAAAGCCAAATTAAATTGTGTTGAGAGATGGATATAGATTATCTACAGCAGGAGATGATGTTACTATCATCTGATTAGTGTCTATAAGTTTTTCTATATCACCTGCACTAAATAAACGATATCTAGAATTATTTTTAGCAAATGTTTTCTCCCCTTCTTTATTTTTCTTAATAGAAGTATTTACAAATATAAAATGATCAACATTTTCAGCTTTAGCATAATGAGTATAATATAATTTAATTAAAGCTTTTTTAACTTTCTCCCCATTTTTTAAGTCTTCCTCGGATAACCCATCAACTACTTTATCGATTATATCACTCTTTCCATAAACAGCATTAGCGAATTCCTTAATACCATCCTTTAATTTTTGGGTATCAGTAGGTGGGTCAACCTCATCTGCTAGATTTTTAATTAAACTAGAAATATTTCTATCACTTTTATCATACTCTTGAGCTAATTGCCCTAAGATAGAAGTTTTAAATCCCTGCCATGGGGTACCTCTTCCTCCTAATCTAGCAGAAGATCCTTTTACTTCTAAATACTTTCCATTCCAGGTTAAATCACCTTTACCTACTACTCTCATTTTAACATCACCAAAAAACATAGATAAGAATATCTCTGCTTTACCAACACCTCTTCCTTCTTCTTGGCCTTTTATATGAAGTAATTTTTGTATTACTAAATCTGTAAGTCCAGATGCTTTTTTAACTTCATCAAATAAATTACCTCTCTCGGGTAAATCAGAGAGTTTAAGTGGATTTTTTATATACTCTGAAAATTTATCTACTTGTTCTTCTGATTGTAATACTTGGAATACTTTTTCGTTAGCGGCGGTTTCGTCCTTACCAAAAGTATTCCCATCAATATTTTTAGTACCTAAATATTCATCAATATTTTCTTGGAACGGTCTACTATTGAGGTATCTGGTTAAAAATTCTATATGTTTATCTTTTAATACCCCTTCTTTAGCCATTTTTTGAATCAACTGAACCACTGAGGAAGATGATCTTTTTGAAGACTTTTCTTGTTCTGTAATAACTTGTTCTTGAAACTTGGGCAGTGAAATTTCCCATTCATTAAGGATATCCTTAAGAACCTTAAGATCAGAGGGGCTATCCATGTCTGGATAGCCCTTCTTGC